GGTAAAGGTAGTTTTAGAGTATAGAGAAAAAGATAAAATGCAAGAGGAAATACAAGAACAAGCAGAAAAAATTAGTAACGAAAAGGCGTTATCTGGGGAAAGGCAAAATGAAAATAAATAGAGCACTTAATTTTAAAATTAAAATAGCTATTTTATTATCAATATTTTTGTGTATGCACGTTGCAGAATATGCTAGAGCAAACGATTTGACTCATCAGTGGAAGTCACCAGCTTTTAGTGGGAGCGGATATAGTTCCCATGTATTAACAATTGAAAACCAAGAACATTCTAGAAAAAAAACAATACGAGAAAAAAGAGAAGCTGCAGAAAGAGAAGCAATAAGAGATGCAGCTAATACAAATCTTTCAAAGTTTATGAAAAATGTAGAATCAAGAATTTATGCCCAGTTATCTAAACAACTTGTAGATAATATGTTTGGTGAAGGTTCTGAAAATGAAGGCACAGTAACATTTGAAGGTACAACAATTAGTTACGCTAAAAGTACGGATAACGTAACATTAACAATAGTGGATGCAAATGCAAGCGAAACGGTTATTACAGTTCCTATCGGCGATTTTACTTTTTAGTTTAGTTGGTTGTGCTACATATGAAAGAATAGAACGACCAACATCTACATCATTTCCGATGGTGAAAAAATTAAAAGATTTTGCACCTCCCGAAAGGAAGGTGGAAATAGCTGTTTATCAATTTATTGATCAAACAGGACAGAGGAAGCCTAGCGACAATCTTGCTTCTCTAAGCACAGCTGTGACACAAGGAGCAGGAACGTGGTTAGTACAAGCACTTAAATCTGCTGGAAATGGAAAGTGGTTCACAGTTGTAGAAAGGATGCAATTAGACCAGTTATTAAAAGAACGGCAAATCATAAGAAATACGAGAAGTACTTATGAAGGAGATAAAGCAGAGAAAACTAGACCTTTATTGTTTGCTGGTGTTATAGCAGCTGGTGGGATTGTTGGTTATGACTCTAATACCGAAACTGGTGGTATTGGTGCAAGGGCTTTAGGAATAGGTATTCAAGACGAATACCGCAGAGATATGGTATCGGTTGCACTAAGATTAATATCGGTACAAACTGGCGAAGTTTTGATTGCAGTAAGCTCTCAAAAAACCATACTAAGTACAAAGGTTGGTATGAATGTTTTTAAATTTTTAGATGTGGGTACTAAGTTGGTGGAAGTTGAAGCTGGTGCAACCGAAAATGAGTCTACGTCTTACGCAGTTCGAAAAGCAATCGAACACTGTGTAGGACAGATGATTGAAGAAGGAATAAAAAAGGAACTATGGAAGTTTAAATAAGGAGACAACTAAATGAAAGCTAGCATACTTACAGTTCTCGCTTACTTTGTTATGATGAGTGTGGGTTATGCGAGTGATGTATACATTACGCAGTCGGGTGCAAGTCTTACTGCAAACATCAATCAAGATGGACAGACCAATAAATTTGGTAATTCAACTACGGACGTTACTTTAACAGGTGATACTCAAACATTGGACGTTGATCAAATTGGTAATACAAATACCATTGCAGCTTCTGTTGTGGGTGCGACACAAACATTCACACTTAAACAAGAGGGTAACAGTAATACGTCTACTGTTTCGGTTGGTGCTAACTCTGCGTCAGCAGACAACAGTATTATTCAAACTATTACTGGTAGTCAAAACACCACAACAGTTAATGTGGGCAATAGTGCAGCCTCCAGTGATGCAGACATTGATTTAGTCGCAACTGGTGACAGCAACACTATAACCATTAATGAAAACAGTACTGCATCAATGTTAGGTGATGATAAGAAGATAACAAACATTACAGCAATTGGTGGCAGCAATACCATTACATCAACACATACTGGTGCGGCTGACCAAGACACAACTCTACATCACACTGGTTCTTCAAGTACGTTTTCTATAACTCAAGGTGGAGCATACGATGGAACAGTTGATATGACAACAGTTGGGTCGGGACATAATGTTACAATTACTATGGACGATTAGTCTATTTCTTATTACTGGTAGTGTTTATAGTGCGATAGGAGATGTAGTTAAACAAGAAGGGAATGCTTCTGTGGAAAGATCAGGCGAAAAATCTGATCTACAAAAAGGTTCGAAGATTGAGTTTAAAGACAATGTTCGAACTGGTCGCGGTGACGTTGGTATCAAATTTGTAGATGATACAAATGTCGCAATAAGCTCACACAGTTCGTTAGTGATAGATGACTTTGTGTATGACCCAAATAATAAAGGTGGGTCTAAACTTATAATGAATGTTGCATTGGGAACAGTTAGATATGCAAGTGGTAATATTGCAAAACTAAATGCTCAAAATGTTGATATTCGCACTCCAACTGCACGAATAGGTGTGCTTGGAACTGCGTTTAGTATGACAGTTGATGAGGTAGGAAAATCTTTGGTTATCCTACTTCCCAATGCAGATGGAACGGTGGGTAAAATTTCAGTAGAAAGTGATGTTGGTCAAGTCATTCTTAATCAAGCATTTCAATCCACACTAGTCACAAATGGTGAGAGTGTACCAACTAAACCAGTTATACTTGATTTGACGTTAGACCAGATTAACAACTTATTAATAATTAAACCACCTAAAGAAAAACTTATAGAGATAGTCAGAAATTCTAATAGTCTAAAAAATTTACTGGATATAGACTTTTTAGAATATAGAGAGTTGGAAAAGAACCAGCTTGATGAAGATGAATTACAATTTACTGAATTGGACATTAATCCTTTAGATGTAGATTTGTTGATGAATGTACTAGACCAATTGATTTCATTGACCGCACAATCAGAAATGGTAGACGGAAGAACAAGTGGGTTCAACAAATCAACTCAAGTCAATACGCTTCGTGATGGTTCTCGTTTAGAAATAATTAGACAGGTTGGATCAAGTAATATTCATTTAAAATTAAATGCAGATTGGGGTTATGTAATCAATTTAACGCAAGGTGGAATACCTGTGCCGGAGATAACGACAGATGACGAAACTACTAATAATATTGTTATCTATCAGTCTGAGTAGTATTGCACACGCTGACAACAGTGTGTTCATAGAACAGATTACTGCCAGTGATGATACAACAATAACCATCAACCAAGACGGTAATAACAATGCTGTCAACTTGTCTATGGCTCATGATGATAACACACTTGATTTTGATCAAGTAGGAAACAACAATACAATTAGTTGGGTTTCCTATTGGGGTTCGGGTAAAAGTTGGGGTGGAGACTTGGACGGAACAAATAATGACATAAAGATTGAACAGAATAATACTATTGGTTCTGATTCAAACAAAGTCGGGTTTCACATACAAAGCAACAACAACAATGTTCATGTGTGTCAAGGATCTACTTTTGCCAGCAGTACATCTACGTCTTGTTCTGGATCTAGTTCTGAAGAATATGGTGGACATACCACTAATCTAGATTTACATTCTGGCAGCAATAATATAAAGATAGGACAACAAACTGGTACAGGAAATGCAGATCATTATGTCCAACTATATACATATGGCGGTGAGAATAACGATATTTTTGTAAACCAAAATGGTAACGGAAATAAAACATTAAACATGACTGTACGAACTGATGGTGGCGAACAATCTATAATTCAGAAAGATAGTGGAGCTCATACTGCGACAATAGATTTAACAGGAAGTTATCACACAGATTTAGATTTAAAACAACAGGGTAGTACTAATCAATCGTATAGTTTAACACAAAATTGTCAAACGTCTGGCGGTTGTGGAATATCATTAACACAAGGAAATTAAAGTGAAAAAATGGATTGTCTCTATATTAGTTATCTTGCTCTTTTGTGGTATTCGTTATTCAGACCCTTGGTTTTTGGATATGGTGCGACTGAAAGCACTAGACCAACACCAAAGAACACAACAGGAAACAATCACAGAAAAGATTGTAACTGTAGAAATAGATAATGATTCTATAAGAGAAAATGGTCAATGGCCTTGGCCCAGAAACGAATTAGCAAAAGACATTGAAGAATTGTATCGCATGGGAGCTGCGATTGTTGTAGTGCCTGTATTATTTGCAGATGCAGATAGAATGGGTGGCGATCAGCAATTTGATGAGATGTTGAAAAAGACTCCCACCATCATAGGACAAATACCAGCAAACCAAACCAAAGGCAATCCTGTACCCAGAGGAGTTGCAACGATAGGAGCTCCTTGGCAACCTTGGGTGTATAATTACGAGGGTGCGGTTGGGCCAATAGAATCATTTGCGAAATCTGCAATAGGTGTGGGTATGATGTTGATTGCACCAGAGGGGGATGGTGTGGTTCGTAGGATGCCTTTAGTGGTTCAGATAGACGGACAACTATACCCATCGTTATCTATGGAGATATTAAGAACAGCTGCTGGAGATATGAGCTATCAGATGAAGATTGGTGAGGGTGGTATTGAAGCACTACGCATACCAAAATACAAAACAATAACAACTGATGCAAATGGCGCAATTTGGATTGACTTTAAATGGAAAACAAAAACCTATGCGATAAACAGATTGACAGAAAAAGAACTATTTGATGGATTAAATTTTACAGGAAAAATTGTTATACTTTCACCAACTGCATCTGGTATTGATAATCCAGTTGCAACACCAGTGGGAGTTATTCAAAGCCATGATTTGATAGCTGCATCTATAACAACCATGATGACAGGAAGAAATATCACAAGGCCATTCTGGTCTGATTTAGCAGAGTTGTCAGTTACCTTAGTCGCGTCACTTATACTGACTGCGGTGGTGTTAACACTAAGTTGGTATTTCGGTGCGATACTGTTACCATTGTTTCTTGCTGGGTCGTATTATGGAAGTTCATACTTATTTACTGAATACAGTTATCTAATAGATTGGTCTTATCCTATTCTCACTATGTTTGTGGTTTGGTCAGTTGCAGCTTTCCTGCGGTTCATGGAAGAGTTTAGATTGCGTCAACAGATTAAGAAACAGTTTGAACATTACCTTGACCCAAGACAGGTTGCAATTTTACAGAAAAATCCAGAAGCACTAAAACTTGGTGGTGAACGTAGAGAGATGAGTTTTCTTTTTATGGACATTGTTGGGTTTACACCCATATCAGAATACTACAAAAACAATGATGACCCAGAAGGATTGGTCGAGTGTATCAATGACTACCTAGACCGCATGACTAAGATTGTCTTGGATAATGGGGGAACGGTAGACAAATACATGGGTGACTGTATCATGGCATTTTGGAACGCACCACTGGATTGTGAAAACCATGCAGAACTCGCAGTTCGTACCTCTATGGAGTGTGCGGTGGAGACTGAGAACCTAAAGGCTGCATGGAAGGAGAAAGGACTACCAGAGATTAATATCGGTAGTGGTGTCAATACAGGAACATGCATTGTGGGTAATATGGGTAGTACCACCAGATTTGACTATTCGGTTATTGGTGATGCAGTCAATCTGGCTGCAAGATTAGAGGCTTCGACTCGTAATTATCACAAGGAAGATGGTAGTATTGTTAACACCATATATTCTTCATACACCCAAGAACAGTTACCAAATGACCTAAAAGGTGTTGAAATAGACAAAATTAAGGTCAAAGGTAAAGAAGAATTAGTAACTATTTACAAATCTCTATGAAAATCAATGACTTACGGATAGCAATTTGCCTTGACAAAGTATGGCCCACCCCTTATAATGGTTACATAAGATGAAAAAAGAGGTGACTGAGTGAGTAAAGTGAATAATTGGATAATGGAAATGGAAGACTACACAGCTGATGCGGCTGAAGAGGTACTTTCGCAATTGGAAGATGTCACCAGTAAAGAAACAATCCTTTCAAATATACTTGAGTACGTCAAAGAACGTATGGAAATTGTTGACGAAAGTTACATAAAAGAGTATTTTGAAACAAATATTGACGAGTGGCGATTTGAGTTTAATTCAAAATATATCTAGTCCTGCCTTGACAAACCCTGTTCGGTGTGTTAGCATAGTTATATATGATGAAAAAAGTGAGTAAAAATATGAAGTTCGAATTCTTTTGTGACAAACCCCAGAAAAAAACTGTGACAAGTCACGATCATGTAATCAACTCTAACTGTGAGTGGAATACGCTGTCTAACAAAAATGCAGAAGTCAAAATATTTGATATTGTGATGGATGCAGTTGATTATGAAACTTTCATAAGACTCTATCATGCAGCTCTAGTTTCAGAGTATGTTCCAAAAGATGCGATGGAAACCTATAGAATGTGGTGTGCTGATATCACTGAAATACTTCTCAACAACGAAGAGAAGAATTTAAGTAGGTTAAAAATCAAAGAGTATGCTTTGTGTCATCGTGATTTGAAAGACTACAAACAAGAGTTCGATTGGGAAATGGTTGCTTTGAAGAAAGCAAAAGAAAAGTACCCACCACGTTATAGAGCTCTGTACTACAGACCAGAAGTAAAACTTGCGTTGGCCGCATAAGGAAATTTTATGAAATACTACTATAAAATTAGTGATAAAGAATTTGAAATGATACCAATGCCCGAACTTTATCGTATGATGAATGATAATGATGTGGAATACTTTCCTAGTATGCTTGCGTTGTATAGACGAATACTTCTCAAAAAATCTTGTGCTCTCAATACAAAAAGTAGCGACAATGACATACTAACTGTTAAAAGACTTGCTGTTCGCGTTAGAAAACTTGAAATGTTCCTCGACAGGATTGCAAGAGAAAATCAAGCCGCATAAGGAAATTTTATGAAATACTACGAACAAAATGTACCATCCTTTGAAATTGAATGGAAATATTCAGCCACCGTATATAACGAGTGCATGAGGCGTGCAGAGGAAATACTTGCATCATCTATCTTTGCAAAGGTGGTTGATGAGAATGATTTGATTGCACTTACTGAAAAACTAGTAGAAGAATACGAGGAATAAATACTTTCATGGACGTTTATACTCACACAATTATTGCAACAGGCGCAATTGCTGTCGCTTACTCACTAGGCAGATATGTGCAAAACAGCACGTTGCATGAAAAGGTTGTGGGTTGGGTTCTTGAAAAGTTAGAAAAGGATGGTTTTATTCAGACCAAAACTGATGAAGATGGTGATAAACAACTAATTAAAATATCAGAAATTATTGCAAAAAACATTAATGGTACTTGACTTTTTACATCAAATTGTGGTAAATTTATATTATGACTATGCATCTATTGCCTGCGTATTATACGACAACTAATACACGCAAAAAAAAGAAACCTACCAAAAACAAGAGAATTATTGCAGAGCGTGCTGCACACGAAAAGTTTCTTCGTAAACATGGCTGTCACCCTGACCAACTTAAAAATAAACCTAAGAAGTTTGTAGAGTGGAAAGGTCATGATGTGTATCGTAGAGAGACAAAATATATTCCTAGTCGTATGGATATGGGCAACATAGATAGTTGCACAAAAAAAGACAACACTGAGAAACTAAAAATATCAGCTGGATACACTATTGCGCCTGCATACAATAAAGGTGCGTACCAAGTAATCACCAAAGACAACGTAAAGGACATTGGTAAATGAAAGTGGAAGTTCGCAACAATAATGTTGATAAAGCTATCCAAATTATGAAAAAGAAGCTACAACAAGATGGCCTCTTTAATATACTTAGAGAACGAGAGTTCTATGAATCAAAAGGCTCTAAACGCAGAAAAACTAAAGCAGCTTCAATTCGTAGACAACAAAGAGAAATAAAAAAGAGGAAGGAAGAACTTGGATACTAACCAAAAAGTAGAAATTGTTGAACTGGAAGAATATGAAAATGCTTCTAAAACTTCAACTCCGTTAAAATTTCAACAACCATTTGTATGGTATATGAAATGGGCATCTTCAATCGTGCTTATTATTGCAATGATTATGACCACTAACAACATGTATCCCTACAATATGTATTTACAGTGCGTTGGTGTTGCTGGTTGGTTAGTTGTTTCAATCATTTGGAACGACCGAGCATTAATAATTGTAAATGCAGTTGCAGTTGCAATTTTTCTAAATGGTATTTTTCAATATCTTACAAGGGGATAAATTATGGTGCGAAAGAAAATAACTGCTACCACAGACAACAGTAAGTGGGAAGCACCTGTAAGAAAGAAGTTTCGTAAACCTCGTAAACCTATGACTGAGGAACAAAGGAAAGCTGCATCAGAACGTCTTGCAAAAGCAAGAGCTGTAAGAGCTGCAAAAAATCCTGAGTATGGTTTATCTGGTATTCATATAAGTTTAAGAGAACTTGATGAAGAACATCAGTTGCATCCAGATAAAGTTAAGCAGTGGATTAAAACACAAAAATCATATGCGACAAGTGAACGTGCAGCTGTACGACAAAATGTTAAAGGTGCAAGTTCAAAACTTGCTATGCATGAGGGGTATGTTCGCAACATGCAATACTACCTCAAAAATGGCGATTGGATAGATATGTTCTATGGCGAATACATGCAAAACAAAATAAAGAGTTCTTGCAAAGCTTTAGCATACTATTGGTATGGGCCAAAGAAAGGCGAACCAAAACGAGATATTGATACGTTCTATCCTGATTTGGGTTGTGTGTGGACAAAAGAAATGGCATTAGGAGAATAATTTTTTGGAAGAAGATATTGAAAATAATGTCATTAAGGGGCCATGGAAAAAATTACATGTAAAACAACCCGAAGACATTGAAGCAGAACTTGAAATGAAAATGGAGTTTGCTGAAGAGTTGACACAAGAGTTGATTGTTCACATGGTACAAATGTGTAACGATAATAAAATTACCATAAGTGATGGAAAACTTATAAACGACCTTGGTATGATAATTGAATTTACAAAAGGTATGGTTTACAGGGGAATGGAGATACCATACCCCACACAAAACATTGTGGATAGGTTTGTTGATGTTGATAAAGACAACGATGGAGCTACTCACACTGATGTTAACATGGAACATTTGAGCAGATTCATAGAGTTGTTTATGTTGGAAGATGATAATGATTCTAGTTGATATGAGCCAAATTTCAGTTGCAAGTGTTATGATGCATTTGCATATGACTAAACAAACTAAACCAGATGATAATATGGTTCGCCATATGATTTTAAATTCGTTACGCATGTATCGTACTCGTTTTAAATCTGAGTTTGGTGAATTAGTATTGTGTTATGATTCCAAACACTATTGGAGGCGAGACTATTATCCAGAGTACAAAGCTTCTCGTAAGACTACCAGAAAGAAATCTAATCATAATTGGGATGCTATTTTTGAGTGTCTTAACAAAATCAAAAAAGAATTTTCTGAAAACTTACCTTATAAGTTTATAGAAATATATGGTGCAGAGGCTGATGATATTATCGGTGTTCTTAGTGCAGAAACTTCTGATGAAGTTATGATACTATCTGGAGATAAAGATTTTATTCAACTACAAAAGTATCCTAATGTAAAACAGTATAGTCCAATTACTAAAAAATTAATAGACGGCGAAAATCCTGTTACATATCTCCAAGAACATATTTTTAAAGGTGATACCAGTGATGGGATACCCAATGTACTATCGCCCGATAATACTTTTACTGAGGGATTGCGTCAACGGCCGTTAGGTGCTAAAAAGATTTCATCTTGGATTGATAATAACATTGATGATGTTTTACCAAACGATGAAGTAAAACGTAACTACCAAAGAAACAAAAAATTAATTGACCTTACTTGTTGCCCAGAAGAATTGTCGTCTGAGATAATACATACATATAAGGAAGCAATAGTTAATGACCGTAGCAAATTACTGAACTACTTTATTAAAAAGAGATTAAAAACTCTAACTGAATCTATAGGAGAATTTTAGAATGGATTTATTAATATCAGAAATTTTGGACAAGGTGTCCAAAGCAAAAACAAAACAAAACAAGATTGCTCTGTTAAAAGAGTATGATAGCCCGTCACTAAGAATGGTTATCAAGTCATCATTTGACCCCAAAATCAAATGGTCACTACCAGAAGGTGAAGTTCCTTTCAAACGAAACGAAGCACCAGCTGGCACTGAACACAGCACTCTTGCGTATGAAAGTAGAAGATTGTATCATTACATAGAGGGTGGCAATCCTTCTCTTAGTCAAACGAAAAGAGAGACTATGTTTGTTCAGATGCTTGAAGGATTGCATGATTCTGAAGCAGACGTTCTTGTAGCTGCAAAAGATAAAAGTTTACATCAAGCATATAAAGGTCTGTCTGCAAATGTTGTCAAAGAAGCTTTCAACTGGACTGATGAATACATGGTAGATGACCACGCAATTTATCATCAAATGCCGGGGCCTGCGAATGGGTAGTAATTTTTTAAATGATTATGTGAGTTTCGTAGACCACACTACAAGCGATCCTTCCAAACACATAAGTTACTTTAAAGAAACTTGTGACGTAGTTAAAGAACAGGGAATGGCTCCAGAACGTATGCTAACAGCCGCATTGGGGTTGTCAGCTGAATCTGGAGAGTTCACTGAGATTGTTAAGAAGGTTATCTTTCAGGGGAAACCTATGGACGAACACACCAAATATCATATGCAACGTGAACTTGGTGATGTTATGTGGTATGTTGCTCAAGCGTGTATTGCATTAGATACAGATTTAAGTGATATCATTACCATGAACATTTCTAAATTAGAAGATAGATATCCTGATGGTTTCGAAGTTACTCGTTCTGAGAATAGAGCTAAAGGTGACATATAGAAGTGATCGAAAAACCAACTGATAATATAATATCATTATCAGATTTAATCGAACAACGACTTCGTAAACAACAAGAGATAGATTACTACAGAGAAACTCTTATAAAGTTAGAACGAAAGATTCGTGAACTTAGTAAAGAAGTAGATATTACTTCCTTAATTATTGATATGATTGAGACTGAAAGGGTATTGACAATTGATGAGAAGCTTGGTAAAATACTACTATTGAATGAAAAAAAGAGAAAAGAATGAATATATTCTATGTAGATCGCGATCCCAAGATTGCAGCCCAAATGCACTGTGACAAACACGTTTGTAAAATGGTGATTGAATATCCACAGCTTATGTCAACAGCTCATCGTGTGCTTGACGGCAATCAATATTATGGTCTTACCAAGAATGGGAGAAAGATTAAACGCTGGAAGTTAAAAGACAAAGTAATGGAAGACAATCTAATGAAAGCGTCACATGTCAATCACCCTTCAAACCTGTGGGTTCGGGAATCTAAAACAAACTACAAATGGTTGTATTCTCTGTGGATTAATTTACTCAAAGAATATACACATCGTTATGGAAAAGAACATGCGTGTGAAGGTTATATAAATTTTCTCAAGGATTTGCCAACAAACATTCCTCATAATGAGTTTAGTGATCCACCACAATGTATGCCTAATGATTGTAAAACTACTGACACAGTGTCAGCATACCAAACCTACTACATAGTAAAGAAGTCAAACTTTGCAACATGGAAACTTAGACAACAGCCGGAGTGGTTCAATGAAAGATTTACATACCTTGCTCAAAGATAATATCGCAGTACAACAAGAACAGTTGTATGACGCATATATTAGAATAAAAGAATTGACTGATGAACTTAATGCTTTGAAAAAACAAGCAGCTAACACTCAACT